GAAATACATTCAATCATGGATCAAGAGGTTGAAGCTGCTGAAAAAGCTGGTCGAGCACCTAAGTCTGAGCAATATAAAAAAGGTGGCTCTATACAAGATAAGTATCGTAATAAAAAACTAGTTAAAGGATATGAAGGTCAGAAAACTAGTATGACTAGAGTATTTAATGGTACGGTTGTGCGCGGACATGGTATAGAAACGAAAGGTAAAACGAAGGGCAGGTTAGTTTAATGCCAAATAAGTTTGCAGCTGGTAAACACTCGATTGCCGAATGTGACCGTTGTGGAGAAAGATTTAAGTTACATGAACTACGTACTGAGACACTTAAGACTAAACCTTTTAGGATAAAAGTATGTAAAGCATGTTGGGACCCTGATCACCCGCAGTTGCAGTTAGGTATGTATCCTGTTTCTGACCCACAGGGCGTACGTGAACCAAGACCAGATGTATCATATTATGCATCAGGTAGTACAGGTTTATACGTAAGTCCTGTAGCAAGTAATGATATTAACAACGCAGGTTATCCGTCGGATGGTAGTAGACAAACACAGTGGGGCTGGAATCCAGTTGGAGGACCAAGAGATTTTTCCGATGCTTTTGTTCCCAATGACTTGAATTTAGTGATTACAATAGGTACAGTTACTGTATCAACAACTTAGGAGTATTAAAATGGCAAAAGCAATGACTGAAAAAGAAGACATTAAACAAGATAAAGCTATTGTTAAGAAAGCTTTTAAAATGCATGACCAACAAGAACATAAGGGTGGCAAGGGAACTAACCTTGATAAACTTAAAAAAGGTGGCATGGCTATGAAAAAGATGGCTAAAGGTGGCGTGACAGGCAAAGCAATGAAAGCAGTAGGTCGTAATTTGGCTCGTGCTCACAATCAAAAACCTGGGAGCAAATAATGGCTACTAAAGTTCCAGCAACTACTAAAAACAGTCCAGCTATTGCTAGACCTAAAAGCGTGCATAATAACGATGCAGCTGCTTATGCGCCCCCACACAAAATGACTGGCGAAAGAATTAGCCCTACAACAGATTCTTTTGTTACTAAAGACCCAAATAAACTAACTGCCGGTGAACTTGGGTTTAAACAAGGAACACTTCGTGTAAGCATGGGAGACCCCGGTAGAAATGATGTAAAAACCGACGGCATAGAAATGCGTGGCGCAGGTGCAGCAACCAAAGGTCGTATGAGTAGAGGACCAATGGCGTGAACTATACGACCCTATTCAACACAATAAAAAATTATTGTGAAAACGAATTTCCAAGTACCACTTTTACTGGTACGGATGGGTCTAGTACTGTCACAACATTAAGCAATGATCAAGTTAATACATTTATTACTGAAGCTGAAAAACGTATTTATAACACGGTACAAATCCCTGCTTTAAGAAAAAATGTAACAGGTACATTAACAGCTGGAAATCCATATTTGTCTTTACCTAGTGATTGGTTGGCAGCGTATTCAATCGCTGTTTTTTACCCAGACACAAGTATTTTATTTGGTACAAAATATGCATACCTTTTAAATAAAGATGTTAATTTTATTCGAGAAGCATACCCATCTCCACAAGCAGCTGGTATTCCAAAATATTATGCTTTGTTTGGTACTCAGTACACCAATAATTTTGCATTGTCTTATATTTTAGGACCGACACCAGATCAAGCATATAACGTGGAAATGCATTATTTTTACTACCCAACCTCTATTACGGTTGCTGGAGAATCTTGGTTAGGTGATAACTTTGACCCCGTTCTTTTGTATGGAGCTTTGTTAGAAGCCGCTACTTATATGAAAACAGAACCAGATATTATTGCCAATTACACAGCAAGATACCAAGAAGCCGTACAACAACTTAGACGTTTATGTGATGGTCTTGAGCGTGGCGATGCTTACCGAGATGGTCAAACAAAGCTTAATACTAATCTTAATGGTAATGTATTCTCATGATAGTTCAAACATCTTGTACTATTTTTCAACAGAATCTTTTGAACGGATTAGAGAATTTTTCTCTTACATCACCTTATACGTATAAAATTGCTCTATATAACGCCAATGCTAATCTAGGGCAGTCTACAACAGCTTATACTTCGGTCAATGAAGTAGTAGGAACAGGATATACGGCTGGGGGACAGGTATTAACAATTTCAACATCTCCAACACAAAATTCACAATACAATGTAAGTTACGTATCATTTAATAATGCAGTTTGGAGTCCTGCATCATTTACTTGTAGAGGTGCTTTAGTCTACAATGCAACTACAGGTGCGGCATGTTTTGTGTTGAATTTTGGATCAGATAAGATTTGTACTACAAGCTTTACAGTGCAGTTTCCGACAGCAGCATATAACAGCGCCATATTAACTATTGGTACCAACACAAGTAGTATTAATTATAGTAGCCCAGATTAGGAGAAATTATGCAAAATGAAATATCAGGCTTCGGTGACAATGCCGTAGCAACTTTACAAGCCAATGTAACTATCCCTGAAGGAATGGGCATTGAAGGTTATTGGAAAGCTGAGTGCCGTGATGCACAAGGTAATCTTAAATGGGTAGAAGAATTTCCTAATTTAGTCGTTGCTGTAGGTAAGCAATTAATGCTAGATACTTTACTTAGAGGCTCTTCTTATTCAGTTACTGGACCATATCTTGGTTTAACTAATGCTTCATTAACACCAGCTGCAACAGACACCATGACTACTTTAGTTGGTGGCAGTAAAGAGTTTACTAACTATACGGTTGGCGGTTCTGCGGTTCGTGGAACAGCGGTATTTGCAGCTTCAACTTCAACAGGTTCTACTCCATCAAACGTAACTTCTTCTACAGCAACAGCAATTACTTACACAATTACAGGCGCTGGCGGTACAGTTTATGGGTGTTTCTTAGTTTTAGGTTCTGGCGCAGTAAACACACAAAGCTCATCAGCGGGCACATTATATTCTGAAGGCAATTTCTCGGTAGCTAAAACTACAACATTAGGTGATACTGTTAGCGTTACATATAGCACAACCGCAACTTCGTAAGGACTTTTAGATGGCCCTTCAGGTAGCTGATCGTATACAACAGACTGGCAGTGCTAATACCACTGTTAGTTTTACATTGTCGGCTACTGTAATTGGTTATCAAGCATTTTCATCTGCTATAACAACAGGTAATACTGTTTATTATAGTTCTTCAGATGGTACTAACTGGGAAGTAGGGATTGGTACTTTAACCAACTCTACAACTTTAACAAGAACAACCATATTATCTTCTAGTAATTCAGGGTCAGCGGTTAGTACTTTTGGGACTTCTGTAAATATTTGGTGTGATTATCCATCTGAAATAGCTGTATATTCTAGTAATAACCCAGGCACTTTAGGTTATTCATTAATTTCTCAAGGTACTGGTGTAGCTCCTGTATGGAAACCACCATATGTAAGAACTTCATTTACGGCAACGGCTAGTCAAACGACATTTACGGCAAATTATAATGTTGGTTATGTTCAAGTCTTTGTCAATGGTGTTTTATTAAACGGAACGGATTATACGGCTACAAATGGCACTTCTGTAGTTTTAGGTGTTGGATGTAATGCTGGTGATATTGTAGAAACAATTGCTTACAATGTCTAAGAAGGGATTTAAAACATGTTTGGTTTAACCGTATTTTCTCAATCGCCTTTTGCCTCAGCAGGTAGTATTAAATACGCCCTTACTATATCAGAACCTATTACATTAGCGGATGCGCAGACCGTTCTTGCCCAATTTGCGGCTAGTCAAACAGAGAATGTAACACTTGCAGATGTATTGTCAATTCTTGCTCAGTTTAATGTTAGTGATAAAGAGAATATTAATTTAGCCGATTCTAATACTCAGCAATCAGCTTTTTTAGAGTCTATTACAGAAGCTACGGTTACGGTGGGTGATGTTCAAAGTGAACAAGATAACTTCTTTGAAGGTATAGTTGAGAATGTTGGACAAACGGATTCTAGTACTCAACGGTCTACATTCTTACAGTCTATTATTGAAAATGCTAATTTAACAGATGTTTTAAGTTTAACTGCTCAGTATTTAGAATCTATTGTTGAATCTTTGGTTTCTGCAAATAACCAAACAATTACTTTACAGGCTTTGGCAAGTATTACCGAGAATTTTGTGCCAGCAGACATAAGTTCAATTTCAAGTATTTATAACTTTAGTATTACCGAGAACACCAATCTGTCAGAAACTGAATCAATTTCAGCAGGGTTTTTACTTAATATAATTGAGTCACTTACTTTAGCTGATACAGAAACAATACTTGCTAGTTATGCCGAAGCAATTATTGAAGCTTTTTATGTTTTAGACTCGCAATTTGTTACAGGTTGGATTACAATTAATGACAGTCAGACCGCAACTTGGAATCAGATAGTAAATTCACAAGGGACAACATGGACAGCCGTTAACAACGCCAACTCAACAGATTGGGTAATAATCAACGATAGTCAAGGATAACCGTGTCAACATACTCTACCGATTTAAGAATACAACTGATTGCAGATGGCGATCAAGCGGGTACTTGGGGTCAAACGACCAATACCAATCTAGGTACAATTATTGAACAGGCGATTGCTGGTGTATCAGGCGGTCCAGCCACTACAGGTACTTACCCCGCTGTTAACTTTCCAACCGATGCTGATATTACTTTAACTGCAAATAACGGTACTGTAGACCAAGCAAGAAACGCCGTATTAGCGGTAACAAGCTCAGTGGCTTTAACGGCACAAAGAAACATCATTGCTCCAGCAGGGGCTAGTAAAATTTATATTATTAACAACCAAACGACTGGCTTACAGACAGTACAGATTAAATATCCTACTGGCACAGGCGCAGTGATTGGTAACAATCTTACAGCAATTGTATACGGTGATGGGTCTAACTTTTATTTAGTCAGTAGTGGTTCAGGCGGTAGTGGTGGACCTATTCAAGTCAATGAGTTTACGGCAACGCAGGGTCAAACCGTATTTACGTTATCTTACACATACCCACCAGGAACAAATAGTTTAGCTGTTTTTGTTAACGGTTCTAAACAGATTGTTGGTATTAATTTTACAGAAACAACTTCTACATCATTTACATTTTCTACAGGTTTAAACGCAGGAGATTTAGTTGAGGCGGTGTACAGTTTAGTATTAAACAGTATAACAGGTACGGCTGCAAACATAGCATACAATCAAGGTGGTACTGGCGCAGTAACTTACAATGTACAAGCAAAACTACAACAAACTATTTCTATACAAGATTTTGGTGCTGTTGCAGGTGCAGACAATACAGCAGCAATTCAAGCAGCTATTAATGCAGCCACAGATGGAGCTGGAACAAGAATATTTTTATGTGAGTCAAAAATTAGCACTACTATTCTTGTAAATAAATCTAATATTATTTTTGATAGTAATTTTACATCTATATCTTACGCTTCCAACTTTGTAAATGGAACTTCACCATCAGGAATTGCTGGATCTGATGTAATGTTTTGCGTATTATCTAATAATGTAAATTTTGAAAATATATCTTTTAAACAAGGTGCTTATGTGCCAGTTGGAACTCCAAATGAACGTGTTATTTGGTTTAATCCAGGCGCAAACAATGGTCAAGTTTTAAATTGTAATTTTTACAATATACTTTTTTTAGGAATACAAGGTTTAGCTGGTACATCTAGTATTTTAATTAGTGGTAATTATTTTTATAATTGTCAAGCTGCTGCAGTTATATCTGGTGATACTTCTATTATTGAAAATAACTTTTCAGAAAACAATAATTCTATTGGTGCAAGTAATTCTGTTTATAGTATTAATGGTGGAACAGGATCATCTATTGTAAATAATATTTGTAGAAAATCAGCAGGAACAACTGCTGCTGGAGATATTATTGATATTGTTGCTGCTACAGACTATTCCGTTATTGGCAACACAATTACTGGATTAACAGGTGGTAATGGCATTATGGTTTGGGATGCTGGTTTAGGATATTCAAATACCAATGGAATTATAGCCAATAATATTATTGATGGTAATAATTTAACAGCAACTTCTCCATGGGTAATGATTGCTTGTAATACATCATCATCAACTATTATTAAAAATAATATTTTAAGAAATCCGTCAACTTTAAATGGATTTTGTTCTGGAATAGCGGTTCAATCAGCAAATAATGTTGTATCAGGAAATATTATTAATTTAGGAACTGTATCAGTTAATTCCGCTATTCACATATACGAAAGTAATGCACCATTAGAAATTTCTAACAATACAATTACTACAGCAACTGTTGGAATTAATTTTTACGGAATTACTAACAATAATATGATTCCAATTATTCTTAATAATAATAGTTATAACGGAACAATGACTGTTGCTTATGCACAATTATCATTATTACAAAATGTACCTATTTGGTTAACAAATGAAAATTATTTAAGTTCAACTATTGTTACTTGGGGAATACCTAAATTTGCATCATTTTTTGCTAATCAATATACAGGAAATTTTCCGTTTTGTTTAAAGAAAAATTCTGTATTTTATGCTAATGCACTTCCATTAAGTGGCACTTGGTATGTAGGCGATACAATTACTAATTCAACTCCAGCAACAGGTCAAGCCAAAGGATATGTTTGTACGGTATCTGGAACATATGGTGGAGGAAGTAGTGGAGCTGGAACATCAACAAGTGGTTCACCAACAATTACAGGACTTTCTAGTACGGCTGCAATATATGTAGGTGATATAGTAACTGCTAGCGCTGGTTTTGCTACATTAACTGGTTTAACAGTTATTTCTAAAACATCAACAAGTATTACAGTTAATAGAAATGCTAATGCAACTGGATCGTGCACGTTAACAGAATCATCTCCTACATGGGTTTCTACAGGTAACCTATGACAATTCCTCGTAATTTATCATTTTTAGCTGAAGGTGCCTCTAGTACGGGTGTTTTGAGTGTATCTTATGGTGGCACAGGCGTGACATCGTTTACTGCTGGTTATATTCCGTATGGCAATGGTACAGGTGCTTTAAGTTCTAGTTCTGGATTAACTACAAACGGCTCTAATCTCACTGCAACAGGAAGTATAACTGGTGGTTCATTAGTAACTACAGGTGGTGGAACATTAAATGGTAGTTTTAGCGTTGGTTCAACAGGTTATCCACAATTTGTTGCCTCTGCTGGTTCTGCCTCATATCTTAAAATTGATGCTTCTGTAAATAGTGGTGGACAACTTTGGCGAATTGGTGATGGCATAGCCAATTTTGGTGTATTTTCAATATATAACCAAACGGCAAATTTATTTCCATTAAACGTATTTACTTCAGGTGGTGTATCCATAGGTAACACTACTGATCCAGGTGCAGGAAATTTATCTGTAACTGGTAAAATTGGAATTGGAAATACAAGTCCAATTTATCCTTTGGTTGTTGGTAGCTCTACTACAAGAGGTGTTATAGATATTATTGGTACTAGTTCATCAACACCTATTTTAATATTAAATAATACTAATGCAACTAGTGGGCATCAATGGAATATCTACGCTGGTTCTTCAGCAGCAGGAAATCTTGATTTTACTGATTTAACTGCTGGTTTAATTAGAATGACAATAGATGTTTCTG